GATGGGAACCACCGTCGCTGTATCAAAAAAGACATCGTGCGTATGACCGCCGATGTCTTTTACTGCCTTTTTGATTTTTCCCACAGTCTGAATGCCCGCTGCGATGTTATCCAGGATGGCTTGTGCTACATCATCTTCCCGGCCACCTCTTACATAAAAGTGAAGGGACTTAGGAGGGTTACCATAGCTATCTGTTTCCATAGTTAAGTTAGGAACTATCTGTACTTGCTCCACACCTGGGAGCGCGTACAGGCCTGTGTATAGACCGTAGTAAGTTGGCCCTGGTTGAGATTCCATGCTCAGATGGATTCGTTGACGGTAAGCGTCATCAATCTCAGCACCACCACTAGCTTGTGTGGGATTGGTCACCGATTCAACGCCTGTGATGTTCTCCCCCTGCACGCTGATGGTATTAGGGGCAACATTACCTGTTTCATCTAAAGCCGTACATACGGCCTCACCAGAGCCTTTGCCGCTGTCATCTAGTGTGACCGTGTCAACCATTTCAAATTCAACGCCCGATTCTGTGGTATATACAGTCTCCTCAGGAATTACCGTACCAGTCGTGCCGGTAAAATCAAGCATTACTGTAGCAGCCTGGGCGGGGTTACGAGTGACAGAGTAGTTAGACCCTAAACGGTCTAGTGAAACTCCTTCGGCTTGGTCAACGAAACTGGAATAGTAGACTGCTTCCAAATCCTGATTAACAATATTTTGAAGCCAAGAGATAACACGAATGTACATACCAAAAGCAGAGTTTTGATCTGTATTGACATCATCGCCAAAAAGTTCTTGAGTTTTAGCTGTTAGCTGATTCAGGAGCTGCTGAAAATTGAGGATTTTGAGTCCGGTCTTATCTAACGCCGTCACTGGTCATCATCTCCTAAATTGGTTTGTACGGTTTCCACATCGCCATTTGGCAGCATATACTTAACCTCAACACTTAGGCTTCTATCAGCATCGCTTTTAGTAAAATTAATCTCTTGAACGTCAATATTTTCATCAACTTGTGTACTAATAGCATCCTCAATGTCTTCTTGGAGAAAATCCTGATTATAGCCTTTTCCAAGCGCGTTCTCACGAGTCAACCCCATAGGTTCATCCACAGGCTCGAACTCATTTAGTCGCGTTCGTAAAGTAGTTGCAATGCGTTGGCTAATTTCTTCATTATCGCTAATCATGGCAATATCACCATCATCAATAATTACATCACCATTTTTATCAAGCTTAAAATCTCTCATCCTTCATACACCCCCACGACTACGGCGTCATTGACGCTATGTGTTCGATCGGAGGCTTTCGTGTATTTCCCGCCATCGAAATTGTCTAAGTCTCGGTCATTAAAAACGATAAATACAGTTGCTCCATTTTTCATAGACTTGCCGCCATCAAAAGCGTAGCAATTCATCAAAACCGGACACCCAATAATAATTCCTACTTCGTCCCGGCCACCTTCATCGTCAACTTGGGGCTGTACGTCTGCGGTATGGTGTGTCGAATCATAAGAGACTACCTTTGCAAAATTCGATACATTGATAGAGTAGCCGGACTTATCACCAGTTTTCTCCATCAACTCATGAAAATGTTCTTGCAGCTTTCCAATTTTTGTCATACATACACCTCCATCGCTGTAGTAAAGGCACTGTCGTCGCATACATGCTCGCCGGACTTTACCCGAAAGGTACCCTTTAAAAAGCGATTTTCAACCGTCACAACTGACCCGGTAGAAACCTGATATCTAAGTAAGCTAGTGACTGTCCAAGTTTTGTGTTTAGCCATACTGTCTGAATCGGTTGTTGGATACTGAATTAATCCTGTACCACCATGGCGGCCTTTAACATGCTCCGTCACCAGAATATGTTCGTTATGACCTTTAACTTTGGACAAATCGTCAATTACAATTGAACCTCGTCGATAATAGACCTTGCTACCACACGCTTTTGCAATGGCTTTGATGTTAGTGATTGGCTTACCATGAGCTGCATAGCCTTTTTTGTACTTCTTAGGCTTAGCTAAGTAGACCTTGCTAAGAGTAATTCCTGCGTCACTTGCAATTCGCCGGATAATTGTGCTTGCTGCTGTGTTTTTACCAAATGACAGAGCACTATGTTTCTTGATCTTCGGTAAGCCAGCAGCAGCTTTTTTGCCAATTACTTTAGCCTTTTTCTTTCGTGCCTCATCAGCTTTTTTGTTAGCCTTCTCAGCGCTAGAGAGTAGCTTGGAGTACTCCTGGCCTTCTCGGTATGTAAAAGAAAAAGTGTTGTTTGTGCCATCGGAGGTAAAAGGACTAATAGCCCTAATGACTCCAGCAGACAGAAGACCAACACCATCTTCTGCGTATCCTGCATAGAGCTTGACTTCATAACCTTTTTTAAACAGTTTTCGATGTTTTGCGGAAAGATTCATGATGGTCACAGTGCAAGTTGGAGGAGTCGAAGAATCGCTAAACGGAACGTTAAATTGAATTCCCATGGAGTGTGTTTCAGTTTGCTTATAGTCAAACGTGACTGACTCATGCGGAGTTAGCAGAACGAGTTTTACACGTCTGCCATATAGATACTTAGCCATCTAATCCCCCCGTCCAATCGCCGTCAATTGGTAATTCACCAATATCCGTGCCATCATTTGGTAAAACATCTTCACACAAGAAAACCGTATCCATGAAGTTATCAATAGAAACTCGCTTAGCCTGGCCAGACTCATCCATAGGTACCAGAGGTGTCGTTGGCAAGCGCTCATCAGGCGGCAACTCTTGGAATAGCGGTTGATTGAGAATTAATTTTTCCGAGACGATGGGAGTTTCATCATCCTCCATAAGTGTGAAAACAAAAAAATCCCCCTCATCGTTGTAAGCAAGGGAGATAAGATATGTAGTACCGTCTAAGTCTTGCTCAAACGTTTCTGGTAAATCGTCAACGTCAAAATCTATGTATGGTCTAACAGGCATTGCTTATTCCTCCCTACTTACTTAACTGTTTAGCAATTTTACTAAGGGTTGATGCAGCACTAGTCGAAGCCTTATTTTTAACCAAACTCTTGGATAAAGCAGCAGTAGACATTCCCTGGGTTACCCGTAACTTAACGGGATATTTCCCATTCTTACCAGGGTACATGGTTACTTTCTCGGAACCATTCCACTTACGAAGTTGAGCAACTGTTGTTCCATATTTCTTAGCTAGTCCCCAGTACGTCATACCCTTTTTTACGGTAATGTATTTTGCTCCAACGTATTTTCCTCCAGCCGTTTTCTTTCCTTTATTGTTCTTCGTGCCTTTAGAAGTAGTGGTTACCTTCGCTTTGTACGCAAACTGAAAAGTCATGCTGATTTTCATCATGCCAAGAAGTGGTGCATCAAGCGTTTTGGTTAAGTTAGTCATAAACAAATGCTTGTAATAAATCTTATTCATGACTCGCTTTCCAACGTCATTAGCGGCATTAGATTTGTAGACAAGTTCAGTACCATCAAATTGCCACTTCTTTAAGTTGTTATACTGCTGACGACAACTTTTCTTAGGTAATCCAGAACCACTAACGTCATCTTTCGTTCCAGACCATAAGCGTTTCCCTGCTTTCTGGTCATACAAGTACCCATTGATAGTAATGGTTTTAGCCGTTCGCTGAACGTGATCTACGACCGGATCATCTTTATCAATAGGGTAAGTCGTAGCTGTGGAGTCATTGGTTTCAGACTCATCAGTCGCAAACAAAAACACCTCTAGTCCAGTCAACGAGTTAGTCGCGTGAAGACTGGCATGAGGTGCCATAAAACGTTTGTAGTTTTCCTGACGCTGCTGTGCAACCCGTTTCAGAGCAGTAGCATGTCGTTTTTTCATGTACTTATCATAAGCGGCCTTGCTTTGCTTAGCAGTTGACTTAGCCTTTTTCAACTTACTAGAAGCCTTCTTGTATGAAGGAGACTTCTTAAGTGTGCTCAATTTAGAACTGGCAGACTTAATTTGCGATTGATACTCAGTTAATTTGGCCTGCTGAGCTTTGCTTGGCTTAGCAGGCGTTTTGCGTTTGACCTTAACTTTTTTTGTTGTAGTCTTACCGTTCTTTCCCTTAGTTTTTTCACTTTTGTAATAGTACGCGAGCGAATCGTTGATTGCTTGGATATTGGATTGAGCAGTCGTAATCGTTGCCTGATAATTTTTCGCCTGTGAAATCTGCTTAGTCTGAGTTGCAGACAAACTTTCATAGGCGTCTTTAGAATCAGTAACTGCTTTTTTCTTTTTCTTCCAAGTCTTCGTGTACACGGTCATTTACTTCACCTCTAATAATCTAGATTTTCAAGTTCAGTACTAAAGAGATTGTCCAATTCGTCACGCAAAGCAGACTTAACGTTTTTTGCAATTTCTTTGGCATCCCCGTTCTTAACTTCAATTTTAAGATCGATGTGGAAAGTATTTTGAATTGATGGTTTAGACTTAGCACCCGCCTTATTAGCTAGCTGTCGTGTTGCATCAGCTGAACGGATTGTTGCGGGCCGATCAAAGTTAACCAACTCTGGTCCATGCTCGCCAACCAAAGTGTTCTTACCGATTTGAGCCTGACCACCGGTACCAAGCGCTGCTTCAATCTTTCGTGCACCAGCCACATGTTGTGCTGTATATCCACCACGTTCCCATTGCGAAGAGAACTTAGCAGCTAAAGACGCAACCGAGCCAGTACCGCTCAGAACGGACTTCAAAACGGAACTGTCGGAGCCATCACCCTTCAAGGCGAAAGCAAGCTGAGTTCCAGCTGACTTCCAATTTCCACCATTCTTCTTAGCAAAGTTAATCAAAGCACTCTTCCGGCCACCGAGCCATTGACCAAGACCACTAGCACCACCGCCAGGGTTAATCGCACCTGGATTCAATCCAGATTCAAACTCCCAGTTACCAAGAACAGCTGCGATACCAGCTTTAGTGGCTGGCCCGTACATGCTCTTAATTGCTTTTGCAAGCGTTCGTGCACGAGAAGCTACACTCCCACCCAAGGCGCCAACGTCAGCAGAGCCGATATCGTCTTGAAGATTCTTTTCAATCCACTTGATAGCAGATGAACCAAGTTGAGATTTGACCAGCTTAGTCAGGGCACTATTGGCTTTAGGCTTGGACGACGATTTGAGTTTAGATGATCCATCAGAGCCACCACGCATCTTCGTAATATCCAGCCAGCCTTTAGTGGACGAGCCACCATGATCCCAGACAGAACCATGGGACAACCCGACATGGACGTGAGCACCACTACCAGCACCATTAAGGTGGCCTAAAGTGGCGATACGTTGACCAGTCTTCACGACGTCACCAACGGCGACTTTGATGTTGTTCATGCCGCCAAACTCTTGGTAAATCTGGTGATACCCATCGTCAGAGTCAAGTTCGATGATGTCACCTAGCTGACTATACGGCCAACCATGACCTGGTCGCCCAATTTGAACGACCTTACCACCATGCATGGCGAGAATGGCTGACCCTAATGGGCCGGAAAAGTCGTTACCGTCATGGGAGCCAAAGGATCGAGCAGCACCAAAGCCATTGGTTAAAGCAAGACCGGGTGTATGAATCCATTTACCACCAGCAGCTGTGCCACCTTCGATAGTGTCCTGAATCAGGCCCCACATAGCACCCGACCATGGAACACCCACCTTCTTAGAGCCAGTGTTAGCAACGTTGGTCACACCTTTTTGAAGAGTTGAACCGGTTGACTTGGCATTAGCTGTAAATTCGCTAGAAAAGGCTTTCCCTGGATTAGCGGCGTTGGCCTTAGCAAGTGATTTCAGTTTGCTGTCAGATGCACCAGTACCCTTCTTAAAATGAGGCAGATATGGCTTAGCACGCTCGACCTGGTCACCATTGAAGACTTCATCACCTTTACGCAGATGAACAGCTACGTTATCGCCGACTGGCTTAAGAAGCTGTTGACCACGAGCAACTAATTCTTGACGTGGACCAGAGTTAGCGTCATTCAGGACGGCTAGCTGGTCGTTGTCAATCGGTCCCCGAGAACCTTGTGCATAGTGAATTGGCTTCAAAACGGACTTGTTCCCGCCAAACTGACTCAATGCAGAGTCAATCGCGGTAAAGCCACCGTTAAGGGACGTAATGGAACCTTTCATGGCGTCTTTAGCGTCACCCGGTAACTTACCCATGATGGAGTTGAAGTCGCTCTCAATGGCCTTCGTTTCCGAATTCATACCACTGTGAATCTTGCTCATGGTGGCAAGTTGGGCGCTCTTCATCTGAGTTAGTTGCTTGTCTGCACCCTTTTGAAGTTGGTCATAATCGGTAATCGTTTCCTTATGGATTCGACCGGTATACCGCTTGGTATCACCGTGGATTTCCTTCCAGTCACGAGTCGATTGAGAGCCAAACTTTTTGATAGACTTAGACGACTTCTTCGTTGCTTTGTCGTAACCGCCAGTAACAGTCTTGGAAATCTTACCCATTGAAGTCTTAGTAGACTTCTCAGCCGAACCTAGTGGGTTACCGAATCCCTTAGTTTTGAAACTTCCACCAACGATTGAACCCTTTAGCGAAGTAGTCCCAGACGCGTAGCCTTTGAGTGTTTTACCCGTGCCTAGACCACCAGAAAACAGCTTGCGAGTGTCTTTAGCATTGATAACATGTTCACCAGCAAATAGCTTAGTAAAGGCTGGCCCGTTCCCCAGCAGACGGAACTTACCCGTCCGTGGATTGTAAGCCACTTCTGTGCCAGCTTCATTGACCATCGCCATCTGAGTAGCACGAATAGGTCCACCAGTCGCATGACCTGCAAAGGCGTTAGGCATCTTAGGCGCGGATTGACCACTCTTGAGCACGGTCGTTTTATTCCGAAGCTTTTGTGCTCCTTTATTAAGCTGGGCACCAGGCTGGGTATTATTCTTGATGGCTTGCTCATTTGAAACGGGCTTGGAATAGGTTCCGCCAACCGCCTTAGCAAGTTGCTTGCCCATTATCGTAATGTTGTCAGACATCACGCCCATGATTCCATCGATGCCACCTGCGGCATTAGCTGCAGCCTTCTCGACAGCCTTCTCAGACTTGTTAGCCCATTTAACTGTATCTTTGTACTGCTGATGAGCTGCATTTGTCGTGTCAGTGTATTGCTTATCGGCGTAGGTCTTAATCTTGGCATACATCTTAGAGTGCACACCGTAGGTAGCCTTGGCAGAACTGAGCGTCTTGTAGTAAGACTTCGTGGCGCTCTCTTTTTGAGATTCATACTGCTTTTTAGCATCGGCTACTGTTTGCGTTCTTGCTTGCCGACTTTGTTTCATCACAGAAGAATATTGTTTTGAAGTTAGGGACGTAACGCCCTCACGAAGCTTTTTGTAGATGCTCTTCTGCTTATTGGCACCTGCATCCGTAAGGCGAAGCAGTTGACCATTTAGCTTAGCAACAAGGGCCATTCGATTAGAACTGCCGGTCTTTTCAGCCTTCTCAATCTGTGTGACCGTATTCCTAACAGCAGACAGACGTTTGTTGTCACCATTTTTATTCTTCTGGAGTTCCTTAGCCTGTTCAGCCGAACTAATTGCACCAATCTTTTTAAGATAGTTAATGTTGCTATCCGAAGACTCACGCTGCTTGGCTGAATATGACTTAACAGATGTAAGGAGACTCGTATATGTATTCTTGTTTTGGGCAATAGCTTTTTTAGAACCGGTTGCCATAATGCTCAAGTATTCAGAGTTAGCTTGCTGTACTTGTTTTCGAGTTGACCGTAAGAAATCAGACGTTTGAGACGACAGACCAGAATATGGGTTAGTCGCTTTTTTGCGTGGCTGACTCTTATGTGGCTTATAAGGCGTATCCCCAGTCGACAGCCCAGAAAAGCCAGTGCCCGCGCCTGATCCATAAGGATCCGTTCTTAATTGATTGTAATCTGGAGACCCTGTCTTTTTAGCCTTTTTATTGTAGTCCTTGATATTGGAACTTGATCTATGATCTTGCTTGGTAAAGTATGGGATAGCCACTTTGACAAATGCATCGCCAATTTGTTCGCCAATCATAATGCCAACTGGATTACCACCAGTTAGCACTCCACCAATGGTAGCACCGGTCGTCTTACCAGCTGCTGACCATAAATCTTTTCCACCTGCTTTACTCCCGATTCCCTCTTTAAAAGCTCCGACTGCTTGTGTACCTACATCCAATCCAACACCAGCAATTGCTAGTTTAGACATACCGGATAGGCCATTCCACTTGCCACGTAAACCAGTTGTTGCTCTGACAGAAGGACGAGTAGGCGAGACAGTTGGAACAGCACCTTCAGACGTTTGAGCAACATCTTCAACCATTTGAGTTTGACGTCCTACTTTAGTAGAAGCACTACCACCCATCCAGTCTAATCCCTTACGTAAGAGCTTAGAACCAGCGTAAGCGACAGCCATTGCACTACCAAGCGCGACAACATGCCCGGTTAGGTCCTTGACGGGTTCAGGTAACTTGATAAGTGCCTTAAGTACGTGGTTGGTATCAGTAAGCATATGTGTAAATCCAGGAAGAACCGTCTTGGTGAATCCAAGTCCCATGACGTTCATGTACTGCTTGAAGACTTCAATCTGGTTCTTCCAGGACTTCATATTCTTCTGAGCTAGGTCGGCAATGTAACCTTTACCCTTACCCTGCTTCTCAGCGTTTTGAACCTGACCGGTCAATGACTTCATTTGGTCAACATTCTTAGACAGAATCAGGGCTGATTCTTGACCAGTTGTACCAAACAAACTATGGAAGACGGACGCACGTTCAGTGTCATTCATGCCCTTCATGTGGCTATTTAACAGCTCAAATGCCTTGTCCAGACTTAATAGGTTGTTGTGAGAATCACGTAGATCATCGGAGCTCAATCCAATAGACTTTAATGCTTTATCACCGTTGCTTGTGGTATTCATCAATGAGTTGATGTCTTTACGCAAACCAGTCCCAGCTACTGTACCGTCTTGACCGTTATTACTTAGTACCCCAACGGCACCAATAGTTCCAGCTAACGATTGATTGGCTGAGTGAGCCGTGGCACCAGCGTATCGAAGACTGTTTCCAATCCCAGTAAAGTCAGTCGCAGATAAGTCAGCACCATAAGCCATCTGATTAAGAACGGTCTTAGTGTAGGCAGCCATCTTCTTCTGACTGTCACCGGCCTTGGTCTTGTAACCGAACTGTTCTAGGGCAGGTGCGCCATAGCCAACAACCGAGTTGTAGTCATCCCCAGACGCTCGTGCCGCTTGCAGAAAGTATTTATGTGAGGCTAATTCTTGACTACCAGAGTAGCCACGCCGAATCAGCTCTTCGCCACCCTTGGACATTTCAGTAGGAGCAACCCCGTATTGCAGGGCGAACTGATTATTGTCCTTCTCCATCTGCTTGGTTTCAGCAGCGGACGCTCCGGCTGACTCACCACCTGTATGTAGTAGGTTGCGAATGGTGGTGTATTTATTTTCTAGCTCAGTGGCTTCATCAGCCGACTTTTTGAATGCAGCGGCCACGGGTAGCATAGCCATTGAAATGCCAGTACCCATGCTGACTAATCGACTACCAGCACTATGTAAACGGCCGAATGCTCCCGTTGTCCGTTCAGTACTAGTTCTAGTGTGTTCTACAGCCCGTCTGCTTTTTTCTTGGCTACGGACAACAGAATCGCTAGTTTCACTGGCCTTTTGACGTACGCGTCCCTCGGACTCTGCAAGTTTGTCTTGAGCAGTCTTTGTTTTAACAACTGATTCAGTTACTTTGGACTGCTCTTGTGCAGTTTTAGAAGCCTGCGCGGCATTTCGAGCTTGAATACTTTGATTCTTTTGAGCTTCGGCATTAGCATCCCGCTGACGCTGTTCAATGTCATGAACACGTTTAACATATCCATCAAGATTATTTAAAGCCTTTTCTTGGTTTTTAATCAGTTCGTCGGTTGCACGTTTTGCCTCCGATAATCCTGATTTATTGACCTTATACGCAATTTCAATGAAGCTTTTTCTTAAAGCCAATTATGTATACCCCCTCTCTAGTTATCGCCAGGATTCAAAGCCTTAACAATTGCATTCGACATGCGAATATCTCTCTGTTCTTCAATCTCATCTACCAACGCGTTAGCTATAACTAATTCATCAGTAGTCATATGTTTAGCTTCTTCAACAGTGGCAATTCCATAGATAGAAGGGCGATAGTATTGCAGAAGGTATTGTGCTTCTTGCTTTACTTGTTCTGGTTTATGCTCGTATTGATTACCGAAACATCCGCTTCACGAAGTCTTCCGCCGCTGCCATAACTTCGTTGAAGTCGGATTCAGACGATACCGTTCCCAGGAATACGTCGGCTTCTTGCATAGTCGTAGCGTAGCCATCGTGGTGATCCCAATAATCAAACTTGATTTTTGGACTAATTAATACATGTTGCATGACCTGCTTGTTATATTCAGACATAGCAATTCCGCCGTTGTACATTTTTGAATCTTCAACCATGTTTTCTAGACGTTCTAATCCAGGGAACTTGAAGTCGTAGTTAACGATGCTTCCATCATGGTCTTTTGCTTTCACTGAACTAGTTTTATCAGCTTCCTTAATTTGCTTATCAAAAAATCTGTAGTCATAATCGCCTTCCAAAATAAACTTCATCAAAGCTTGGTGGAGTAAGGCTTTATTTTCATAACCATTGACGTTAGAAGCGTCCTTAACATTTTGCTGAACGTAAAATGTGCCAGGATATGTGAAAAGATATTCGTTTCCAGATTCGGCAGTAAATGTTTCCTGCTTCATGGTCTTGGAGTAATCCTTCTTTTTAGGTGCTACCTTTTTGCGAGTAGTAGTTTTTACCGCCACATTAGTTACTTGTGTTTCATTTTTTTCAGTCATAAGTAAAATATCTCCTTTTTTATTTTGAATAATGGCCTGACACGGAGTTGAACCGTGCCAAGTCCCAAAAATTTAAGCAAAAAAATAGACTGCACCGGCAGCCTTACTCAAATTCTATTTATTTCCCGGTGCTAAGCGTTTGCGTCGCCATCGTACTTGTAGTCAAAGACTTGTGCAGTCCAAGCACGAGTAGGCACGCTCTTACCGAACGGCGCGTCAGGTGCCTTCTGGATCATGCAATGGTCCCCACCAGTCTTCTCATCCCCATAAGCGATGTGAAAGCCAAACACTTCATCGGTGTTGTACAACTCACTAAGTAAGTTATTGGTTGGAGATCCCTGTTGCACGGTGGTTTGAATAGTCCCCATTGCGTCATACGTGACCGAAGCCGCTGCAGATGCTTGTGGGTCACTCATCGCGTCCACTTTATTGTTGGTTTTTTGCGGAGTAACCATGTCACCATCTTGAAAGTTCCGAAGGATTACGGTAGATCCATCGGCCCGCGTGATAGTAATAGAGACGTCCTTAGCCTTGTACAAGTTAAGCGTCCGTCCTTCACCAATATCAATTGAATTGCGACCAGTAAAGTCGTCAACTGCGTTTCCTACTGACATTTACTTTTCCCCCTTTCTTATACCCATTGTTGTTCATTACCGTGCACGTAAACCGTGTTGATAGCGCTAGATGGCGTATAGCCAAAAGTCGTGTCCTTCAAAACACGGCTAGCAATCGCAAAACGGCCTACTTCCTTTACGGAAGGAACGTGGGTTGAGTACATTGGCTTACCTGTATCAGGGTCGGTCGCAATAATCCCCGCATTGTAAGACAGGCTCATAGAGCTATCTAAGCTAGCGGCAATCATCCCTAAGCCAACCGAGTCAAACGGTGTCTTGCCAGCCGAGTTCAAGGTGTTCTGTAGGTTTCCTTCAACGGTTGCCTTGATTTGGTCGCGACCATGAACTTCGTCGATGTAATATCCAGCGGCATTCTTGTCGTCAGTTTGGTTGTCGTTGTTACCCTTGTGCACGTAGCAGATAAGTCCTAACTTTTCCAGCGCCAAGATATCACTAGCCGGAAGAGTCTCAGGCGTAACATTTGCCAAATCAGATACGAACTTCCACGATACTTGACCAATGGTCCCCTGAGCACCGGCAGCAGCTAAAGCCGCCGCATACAGTTCGTCCGTATCAGTATGGTAGAAGCACCATGTCCGGGAGTTAGCAGCGAACTCAGTTGCATCGTTCTTGTTATCTTCACCAAATTGCAAGAACAGAATGTGATAACCCTTAGCATCGTAGCCGCCGTGTTCGATCAGATTGGACAACGCTAAAGCATCATCCTTGTTATAGTCAGCTAAAATAGCAAATTCCCAGTTGTTGTAGAAGTAGTCAAAACCGGCCTTTGCAATGCCAGTGGTTGGCACGTCATCTCCCGGTTCATTGATGGTGACCGGAGTAGCCTTGATTGTAGCCCCGTCAGAGGTTGCGTCAGCCGTAACGCCAGATGGTGCGGGTGCTTGGGCCTTAACAGTCGAATCACCCGTGAAAGTCGTTACAGCTACCAATTCTGGTGCAGGGCTTTGAGCGAATTGCTGCTCAGCAATTTTGTAGACACTCGTGTCGGCCGGATAATCGGCTTCCACAGCGCCCAGATATGTATATTCCTTGTAGGATTCTTTGTCTCCCTTAACGAAAATGTTGGAATTTTTAAGTCCAATCGTCGTTTGAGGGTGTGTGATGTCGATGGTGACAAACACATCGGTAATTTTTGGAATTACTGGCAATTAAATCCCTCCTATTCTCATTTGTATTTATCTTTATCAGATAGATTGGCTCCATTGATACCAATATCGCCAATTGTGTTTATTTTGTCTTTAAATGTATCTAGCAATCGAAGGCGTACGGTGAACTCAGTTCTACGTTCAACTTGAACCGTAATCACATTGTCTGAAGACTCAACCTCCCCTGTGTCGACCACACCAAAGTCGTTTTCATCCCCCAGGTAGTCCATGGACTGCGTTTCAAATAGTTTCCGTAGTTGGTTACCTAAGGTGTACGCCTCGTTGGCGCTTTGAGAGTGGCACATGAAGTCAATTTCAGCTTCAAACTCCTCTCGATCCACGTTATCCGTAATGTCGATGGGTATGTATGGTCGGACTTGGTACGTAAAAAACGGATATGGTGGCTGGGGGCCCATTCCGCCCTCGACAATGCAATCCATACCCGTTTCTTGCTTAATTAACTCGTTGATTTTGGCCATTAAGGTCTTCCAGTCAAACGGTTTTTCCATTAGTCGTCACCGCCTCCAGATTGTAAATTGTGATACCGGCATAAGGCTGATAGTCGCTCTTTTTTGCCACTCGATAGGTGATTCCACGTTCAAGGTCTTTGACCTCTGTTTGGTCAGCTATTTTCGGTTGTTTTGAGTACCAGTCCATATCCCAGACATCTAGCATTCCTCCCCGGTTGCCCGTGTAGTAAGTACCAGGGCTAGCGTTAGTTCCAGGCGGGAGTAATGGCTCGTTGACTTTGAGTGGAACGGCCTTATCAGCCACCCACTCACCAGATTCATCATAATGGCCGCCATCGTTGCCGCCTCCCATTTCAATTTCAAGCGGAATCCCCCAGCGGTCTATCATGTCGTCGAAGTCAAACATTAGTCATCACTCCTTTATTCATTCAGTTGTCCCAGCGGCGATAGTCGCACCGTCAGCCGTTGGCGTTACCACCAGGTTAGTCGGAGCCGGTGCCTTCTGTTTTGGGACAGTCCATCCCGGAACATCCTTTGCATCAGATTCAGTCAAAGTACCAGCTGGGTCAGTATGAGTAGCGACATAGTCGCCATCAGGCACAACCGTGCCAGGGGCCAATCCCTTGACGATAGCCTTAGCGTCCGTATCAGTACCCGTTGCGATAACCGTTTTAAGGTCATCTTTCTTGTATACATTAAGAGTTAAAGAACTCGTATCTGCCATATTTTCACCTCCTCTCAAATTAATTTAGGAATAATTCGGTAGTCGATGGCGTCTCTCAGGGCGCCCGTATCAATCAGCGGATCATCGAAACCTTTGTTTGCTACAGTCAATGGCGCATTGTGTGGCACCTTGAAGCGCACAATTTCGGATTTCATTTGTTGGACAGCAATGTGTCCAACCATGTGAAGGGCCATCATGGCACTACCATCCCCGTTCATAAGGTTGGTAATCTGTTGGACAGCAAGCGTCTGCCAACGTCCCTCATGGCGGGTAATCGTCCGTTCCATGAACTTGCGAGCTGGAATACTAACTGACTTCTTCTTGACGTAGGTTCGTATCCCATCCTTCATGAGTGGAATTACGAGGTAAGGCACATTCTTAGCCCGGATGACTGCTCCGTCATTGTTGACTACAGCAATCATCTGTAAGAAGTCGTCATGAAGAACGCCCACCTCAATCTGCATCGAGTTAAAGACATCAATTTCACGTTCGATTTTGTCTATGTAGTCATATTCATCTTCACTCAATAAAAATGCACCTCGTTCTTACCGATGGGAGCTAACCCCCATGCTTTTAGCAAGTCGTTGTAGAGCTTCAAAAACATGTCAGAACCAAGACTAGACACGTCAAAAAAGCTCTCAGTGAGAGGGCCCATGGTCTGACTACTTTTGTTATTTCCTTGGCGCATAATCTGTGTACCGATATGCGCCGCCATCAACGCCCACCCATGTAGAATGACGTTTTCAGGCTGTTCAGGCAGACCGGACATGGCTACCACCGGTTGAGCTAAGTCAATCCAGCTCTGAATCACGTCCGGCTCTAGCTTGGCAAACTTCTGGTCCATCCCCTGTACAGTAGATACATCGATGGTCATCTAATCACCTACTTTACGAGAGCAAGCAGATCGGCCTTAGCAGTCACACCACTGTAGCTGATCCCCTGTGCGTCCAGGTAGGCCTTAATTTGGTCGATAGTGTTGGCAGAGGTTGGCTTGGCTGTACCGTCATCCCCTACATTCGTATCAGCCCCGTTATCAGCCGATGGGGCTAGGCTTTTGGGTCAGTCGTAGTAGTGGTCGAAGCTGGTGCAGTTGGTGTAGTTGCCAGCGGGTCTGTACCAGCCTTGGCAAACGCATCCAAAATATAAATACCGTCAATTTGTGGGAAGGAAGGCATTACTTCCTGAGACACATTGATCTTCTTGTTGACGGGGTCAGAATCAAGCATGGTAGTAATAGCCACACCGTTATCAACCAATGTCATATCCACATCAGAGGCTGCTGCTAAGTCAGCTTCTTCTGGGGTGGTAGACATAATGGTCTTCCCAAGTTCGCCATCTGGTAAGAAGATAACCCGGCCATCTGGAATCCATTTCTTTTTGGTCCCATCAATATCCATGTACCGCTTATCATAGATTTGTACGGTCAAGCCATAGTTAGTCACCAAAAAATTAAGCAGTTCAGACTGCGGAATCGTCACGTTTGCCAGTTTCCCATTGTCATATAGCATGGTTGACTTAACATTTGTATCACTCATTAGTGCATTAAAAGTGGCTTTATTCATAACGGCACGCGTAATTACCTGATCCGAATCATCGCCTACTAAGTCACGAGCCTTTTGAATGTCTTCAAATGGTGTTGAACCGGTAGTGCCCCAAGCCTTGTCATTTACAACACGGTGAGAAGCTTTCATTTGGTAATCTGCTGTAATGGTTTGACCATTGCCGATGACGTTGATCTTACCAGTTTGGATAATTTGGTTCCGCATAATTTCACGTGTCAATTGTGCGCCCTTAAGCAATTCCATAGAGTCTTGGAAGATATGGTTATTAATCATATCTTTTTCAGCTTGTGTTGCGTTGGCACCTACTCGAAGTAATTGTTGCCGAATAGCTTCGTCAATGTAATAGCCTTCTTTGAAGTAACGAGTGTGATCGGACACACGGTCAAACCCACTTCGCTTCCGCATGATGGCAGGAACACCAAATGCAGATGGTGCCAGTGGTTTAGGAGCATTACTCATACCACGGTAGAAAACAAAATCAGAAGCAATTTGCTTAGAATTTGGCATCAACGTTTCCCAAAGATAAGGATCCATTTGCTGAGATAAAGTCGTCCAGTAAGACCCGATATTAGTTGAGTTGATGTCGTCAAAAATCGATTTATTCATTTATGTGTTTCCCTCCTTTACTTATTTCGGCTGATGAAGATGACTTTGCCGCCAATTGTTTTATCATGTAGAGCCTTCTCCATATCCTTAGAAATGGTCACGTTTTCTGGCAACCGCAGCCGATTAATGTATCCATTGTCGATAACGGTACCGTCGGCAGTGCCAGCGGTAACGTCAACAGGGAATTCGAGAATCCCTTGTACGGTGCCTTTAGTAGCGTCAGTTGCGACCGCCAGAATTGCGTTTTCGTCGTCTAACATTGATGTATCTCCCCCAACAGGCGTACCTGCTGGAATCACCTTGTGACCATTAGCATCAGCAATAACGCCAGTATCACTAATCAATGCACCGAACGCCACTTTTTCACGAATAAAGCCCAGAACTTGGTCCGGACTTACATAGTGTTCATACTTAGTCATTATTTATCCTCCTAGTTAGTTGTTTTGAAGTAAGGATCCTTTTTAGATCCACTTTGCTTGGCTAGTTGCGCGCCATAAGTACCCGTCTTACCACCTAATGGCTCACCACCAGCTTTGGGAGGATTACCCTTTAAAAATTCAGCCTTTACACCGGCAGAAATACGGGTCTTTAACCCGTTTAACCAGTCCATGTTAGCCTTCGTGCTATCAGCGTCCTCAGTTACAAGGTGGTCTAGGTCTTCATCTGTTAGGGTCATGTCGGCATCAGAAGCCATCTTACGGGCCGTTGCAGTCATCTCATACCGTGCCACTTGAGCTTTAGCCTCAGCAGCGGCCTTATTGGCCTTCTCAAGCTCGTAATCTTTCTTTTGACTAGCATTCATATCGGCGAGTTTCTTAGCTTCTTCGACCTTTGCTGCTTGCTCGGTCTGCCATTTGGCGAACTTTTTGTTGATGATTTCGTTCACCTGCTCATCGGTGTACTTAGGTTCATCGCCTTTTGGCTTGGGGCCTCCGCCTTGATTACCTTCACCTTGACCGCCAGAGTTGTCTTGGGCTTGTCCGTCTTGTGGACCATTACCACCAGTACCAGAACCATCACCACCTGAATCGCCTGGTTCAGCAAAGAATTGAAGGTTAAGCGGCATTAAATCGAACTTTTTCATGGGTAAAACTCCTTTCATCCATAGCTTTTAAAGTGAATCCATGCCTGCACTTTCCGTAGCTTTTTAAAACTTCCACGCCTGGTTTTGGGTACAAAAAAGGTCGATTCAACGGTAAATACCGAACAATCGACTCTTTGAAATTATTTATTTAGATCCACATATTGATAAATCAACATTCCATAGGCTCCATTTGCTAGAAATAACTCCTGTTTAAATTTTCTATATGAGGAATCTTCGAACAACGACAGTTAGGATGGCTATCATCAGGAATACCTGGCGCACCATTAACTGAGTATGGCCCCAGTTCCTCAATACCTTGGCATTTCAAGCAAGCACCAGGCTCACATACCCAGTCAACCTTGGTTATACCCTTCATCCGGTACGTGGTCATGTTGACCTCGTCCTTTAATCGGGCCGATTCGGTGCGCACAATCCGTCGAGCGTTGAATTCCATTTGCTGGATTCGATCAGCAGCGGATTGTCCCGGTTTAAACTGCTTAGGATTAGCATGAGAAGCGAGAATATCGTTTAAATCATTAAGCGACATGCCGTGCTTAAGGTGTTGATTGACTAGATATTGCACATCCCCGGCTATCTTATCGCTATCAACCCACAGATTTTGTGACCATATCTTAGTGGTCTCTGGGTCAGTGATAATGCTAGTAACCTTCTTGGACTGTTTAGAAGTGAGGTCAAAAAAATCACCCATCCGTCTAGCTTCGGTCTTGCCGTCTAGCTGTAAGCGATGAGTGATATTTTTTTGATTTAAGACCGTCATCTTGATAACACCCAGGCTAATGATGGAATCGAGCAAATGGCTACGGTCGATACCTGCAATGAATCCCACAATGGTCATCCGTTGCTTGGCATCATCCGGCCAGTCGCTCACATCCCCCATCTGGCTGATAGCTTGCTTCCATTGGCCCATATCCCACTTGGAGACGCGTTGTTTTACTTGGGTAAGGGAAATACCCTCGTCGTCTGCATAACGCTCATAAAAGGCCATTAGATGGGTCTGAATGAAAGCTAGGCATTCGGCCGTATACTGACTATTTTGTTGGTCCGTTTGGTCGTCCAAATTGATTAGTTGCTGAATTCGTTGCTTTTCCTGATTGAGCGTTAGCGGCATTGCCTACACCGCCCTTCTGCTTCTGTTGGTCAGTCATGTTACCAAGTATCTGTTGAACCATTCCACCAGTCTGTTGCTGGGTATCCTGGTTTTCCTTCTTAAACTCGGCCATCGCCTCATCTGGATCATCAACGAACGGCATCTGTTGAAGTAGCAGTTTGGTACTAATCTTGCCATAGAAGTAACTGTAGGCCTGTGCCAGTTCCAGCAAGTTCTGCGGTGTCGATTGTGTAAAGCGGAACGTCAGGCCTTTCCATACGTCGGGATTCATCCCCGGAACGACAGAGAATACACAACGGAACACGTCACGTAGCGACTTCTTGAACTTATTGGCCTTGACGTCTGCCATATCCTTCATAGGCTGGTATTTCAGCTTGAGAGTTACCCCAGCCGGATTGCCCGCGAAGGCCTCGTCATTGAGGTTGACGACGTTAGCAATCTGGTAGATGTAGTCAACTAGACGGTCAACCAAGTGCTCCTGTGTTTCGTCAGCATTAGGCTTCTGCATGAAGTCTATTTGAGTATCAGCTTCGGCTCCGTTCTCGGCTCCGTCGGCCACTACCAGACGTTCATCCCGCAGGTGTTCGTTGAACTTTTTGACCTCGTCTTCGTCCATATAGGCGTTGACAATCTTTAAGTAAGCGTCAGCAAAGTAATCGACATCGTTAGCCTTCTCAGACATAGCCTTATCTAGTGCGTCAATCAGGGTCACGATGTCATGGCAAAGCGATAGTCGTTCCTCGTTCTCAACAGCTTCAATGATGGGAACAATCGGGTATGGTAAAGCATATACACCGATCTGATCCAAGTAGTTATCAGATTTCCCGTTCATAACGAACTCTCTATCCTGACCAACACTCATCAGTGACACCATTAACTCACCCTTTACGTTATAGCTGTAATGCACGCCATATTTGACGTTTCGGGCAATTGTATCGTCGTAGATAAGGAAGGTATCAAGTGGGCTAGAAGGTACAACGCATGGGTTTCCTTGCTCGTCCTGATAGGCAAAGTAGTAAGACCGTCCGTACATGCTAGCTTCCTTGCTGACCTCAGAGTTCACATCCTCAAAATTGTTCACATTGATCCAAGTGCTTATGTATTCATCGGCTGACTTATCTTTGCTGTCAATCTTGACAGGGGTACCGATAAAGAACCCATTGAAGCTGGTCACTGCCTTACGTGGAAAGTTAACCACGAGTCGATTGTCCGGCTTGTATGGAGCCTTACTGGCCTTGTGCATGATATCGTGGTCACCCTCGTAATACTTACGGTCCTTTAAGTACTGAGGACGAATATGC